CGCCGTCTCTACGCCTAGTCCAATGATGGCAATATCGGTTGCGCCAGTCGTCATTTGCTGTCCATTCCCTCGAAGTAGGCCATGTCAAGTCGGCAAATGGCTCTTATCTCCCATGGCTCAAGCCTTGTGCCGCTGAGTCGGCACCATGCCTCAATTTCCGAGTATTTGAGCGGGTTTGCCGCAAACCCGGCATCCCTGCCCCGGCTCAACTCCAAAAACCACTTCCAGACATGCACCGCAAGGTCTGGCAAGACTGGCGCGCTCTCCAATTCCTCGGGGAGCACGCCGCTTGCGTTATACGCCATCATCAAGTGATCGCGTCTTGTCGCCCCATCCTTCAACCGTTTGCCTAACCAGAATTCATGCTTGGCGTACTCGACAAGCTCGTCGGTCAGGCTTTCATAAAATTTTCGAGGTTGGCAATCGCGTCATCGACTTGCTTGCGAACCCACAACTGCTCGGCGTACAGCTTCTTGGCGTTTTGCACGCTGAACGGCAGATCGACGCCGTCAAGAACCACGTTGCGCCAACCTTGAGTGCAAACCGTAAGAAGCTCGACGGTTTCAGCCTCGGAGTCTTCCATCATGCGTGGCGGCACGTCCTTGCCGCGTTTTTTTGCCATGGCTTCCTGCCGGAGCATGGCGTTGATCTTGTCACGCATGTACTCACGAAACGCAGTTGAGTCTTTCCCGACAACGGAAATGAACACGCCCAACGGCTCGGACGTAATGGGATGCGTTAGCTCAATTTCCGCGCCCTTGTCGCACGCAGCGCGAGTGTCAAGAGACGCAAGGTCGATTCGTTTTTCGTCCACCGGAACTCCTTTTCAATTAGGCAAGACTGTCTTGCACGGAAATAACCGTCGCCTCGGAGCTAGTGCCAGCACCACCGGCAGTGTTTTCGAGTGCGACGAACGACATCGTCAGAGTCAAACCCTTCTCGCCGTCATCCTTGTCGGCGCTGCCGACTTTGACGCGCGGCATGGTAAAGGCAATGAAGTCTGCGGCAGCAGTCGAGCCGCCAACAAAAGCCGCGCAGATCGACACTTCCGTTTCGTTTCGGAAGTAGTCGCGCATCACGGCGTCTTGGAACAATACGGTCATGTTGCCTGACACGGTGACAGAACCCGGAAAAATGTCTGGCGCAACGTTCGTGCCGACGATGCCATCGGGCGTGGTGTGGTTGCCGTTGACATCGAAATCCATGCTGGTAATAAGGCCAACGGGAGCCCCGGATACATAAACGGCCCCATTGACAGCCGCCAGCACGGCGCCGGAAGTTGCCGCCGTGGGGGTGGTAAAAAACTCCGCCGTGCCCGTGTCCATGGACAGGCCCATTACCGGAAACTCCACCGTTGCCATGCCGGAGCCCGGCAAACGCACGTTCATGCCGCCAATCACGCAGTCAACAAACTGCTCGGACTGCGCTACGTCGGAAAACCAGTGCTCGATAGTGAAATAGTCACGGGTATGGCTCGACGCCGGGACGTATGCTTTTTTGCCAACCACGGTGCCAGTCACGCTATCGCCAGCCGCCTTTGCGACAACGGCGACGCCATCAAGAGCGATCACGGTCATGACGGTCGCCGTAAGGGCCGTAATCAGGAAATTGTGCGTGTTGTTGGCCGTGGCCGGGGAAGCCCATCCGGTCCACCGCACCACGTCGCCGACCTTGAAGCCATCGGTAAGATATGACCCCGAGGACCGCGTAAACGTACCGGCAGCGCCGCCCGTGGTGGCTGCGGTAACGGTCGCAAGCGCGCCGGTGGTGGATCCCGCCACAAAAGCCTTGCGCAGCGCGGCAGCCATGAAATCCTTGTACGTTCCAACCGACAACTCGCCGCTAATGTTGCCGCTGACGGAACGCATGCCGTGCCGCATGTCAGCCTTCATCATCGAAGGGCGAATCTCGGCAGATTCGTAGGTTTCCTTTTTAAGGTCAATCGTGGAAGTCACGCGGCGCAGGTATTGGGCACCGGTGCCGGTTGCCTTGGTGCCGAGCGCGGATTGCTTCTTGTAGGAAAGCTTCTTAAAAACGCCAGTTGCGATAGTCATGGAATTGCTCCTTTCGGTAGACAGGCCGCTAGTTGCCTAGCAATGCCTCGTCAATGTTTGCCCAAAACCTGATGCTGACGGGGATTCTATACCAAACGCCATCAGACGTTCCCGCGCCGCGCCAAGACTTCTGAATAACCACAGTGACGCCGCCACTTGTAAGCGCCTCGCCACGCCGAAACAAGGCCAACACTTGCTCGGCGAGATTCTCGGCCACGCCACTTCCGCTACCAGCAGGAGTGTTCACATTCACTTGAAATACGCCCTCAAGCCGCTCAAACGTGTCGCCCATTGTCGGGGTGAAGGTCTCAGCAGGCAAAAGATACGGCTGCAAAAAAGGGCCGTTTGGCGGGTCATACTTGACGCCCTCCCACGCAATCGGGGCCGTCCCAACCATCACGTTAAGCTGAGTGCGTAGCGCCGCATGCACGTCGTCGAGCATCATTTTTTGGACACGGCCTCTTGAAGAATGCTGTCAATTTCGGCCACGGTAACGCGCACCATGCCGTGCGGCGCTTGCATGGAATAGCCGCCAATGGTGTGAATCGCGTAGCCAACCTCGCCGCGCTTCTTGCTCCCTAGCTTCGGCGGGTTTGGATACAACCCGTATTCGAGAACATGGGCGTATGGCAGGGAGTTTGTGAGATAAACCGTCTCGCCGTTAAGCTTGATCTTCGCCGCCACCGTGCCGCGAATCTCTTGCGCAAATAGGCCTTCGCCGCCACCAGTGCGGGTCTCGTTCGAGGCATCCGGTTCCCCTACGGCAAAATTCCAGTTGTTTCGGAAATTGCCAGTATCGACTGGCGATTTTTGGATGATGCGAGAAAAGGCCTCGCCAACGAATCGCTTGGCGACAGCGTCAACCTCGACTCCGATCTTGTCTGCAATCTTCCTGATCTGGTTGCCGAATTCGGTTCGTAGCGTAAGGGCTTGCTTCGACATTGGGCCTACTTCCGCAAAATCGTCTCGTATAGCGCGACAGCATCGCCGCTGAACACGGCATAGACCCCGGCGATGTCGTATTCAACCCCGCCCGCCATGACAACGTCGTTTACCTCCGGCACAAAACCAAGGCCGCTTGCAGCAAAAATGCACTTCATGTCGCCAGTCACAATGTCGGCCCTGCCGCCATATCCAGCCTTTGCTGGCTCGACAACAGCCTTTGCGGCAAACGTGGACGTTGTCTCTGCGGCGACGCCCGTCGCCGGATCAAAAACCCCTTGGGTTTTCTTTGTGACCGTCACCGACGCGCCGTACTTGCTAATCAGGCTCGACGCCTTCTTCGGAATCAGACGGTCAAAAACGGTCGCCATCAAGTCCTCCGAAGCTTGAGCGTTTTGCTGCCCGAGCCGTTGTCAAACGTGCCGTAGCCATTGAGTAGCTCCCGAACGGCCTTGGGCAACGTGGCCTCGCTCTTCTTGCTGCCGCCAAAATAAGAAACGGATAAAGACCCGACCGAGAGCGCGGACAGGCCGTCTGTATCGGAGTCGATTGATCTGTCGGCGGACAACAGAGACAGTGCAAGCTCGCATTGGGCGTCTTTGACGAATTGGGGGACTTTCGTGGCGTCAAGGTAGATCACCGAAGTTGCATAGACTTGGTCCGGCGGCAGCAAGGCCGCGTCCTTGTCTTCAACGTATGCCCTCGGCCAATCCATTGCCTGCGTGGCGGTCGCTTTTGTGCCGTTCCAAGAAACGCGAGAGTCAAGAATCTTCGCGGCCCAAAGCAGCGCGGCAGTCCGGTCGTTCGCCGACGCATTAGCCCAATCATCCTTGTGCAGGCGGTCGCCAAAATAGGTCATTGCGCCCGCCAAGTCGATGTAGCTGTTGGCGTTGGCGGCACCCTCTGTTGCGATAATTGATGATGGCATCAGTCAATCTCCTCGCGCACCGTAAGGGTGATTACCTCGGTTGAAGTAACCACGTTCCCAAGTGGATCAGTGATTTCAACCTCAAAAACCATGCGCGGCGCGAAAATCTGCCCCGCCGCAAACTGGTAAGAGGCAACCCCGTTAGCCGCATCGTTAATTGTCATGGTTTGGATGACCGCAACCCCGTTTTCTCCCTCCCATTGAAGCCGAACGGTTGCGCCAGTCAAGTCGATTGCCGTGCCGTCCTTGTCTTTGCACGTCACGACAAGTCTGCTGCCAGTGTCGCCCGTGACAAGATCGTATGCCATCATAGCCCCTCGTAGTCTTCTGCCGCCGCCTAAAACCTGACGCCAAAGTGGCCACTCTTGCCGAATCGCATTTGCGCCTCCTTGACAAGCGTCATGGCCACGTCGCGCCGCACCGTCACAAAGATCGGTTCGCCAAAATTCAGGTCGGACCCATCCGCAAAGTGTTGATGAAACGCCTCAAGAATCGCAAGTGTTTGCCGTGTAGTCAATGAGACGTTGTCGGCAATGCTGCCATGAATGGCCCCTGCAATCGCCATCATGACAGACGTGGACAACGTTACCCCGTCAGAGAGCGTGCCATGGTTGGCGTCAGCAACCGTCAACAAAGTCTGAATCGACAACGTGGTGGCGTCGGCAAAGTGCGCATGAACCGCTTTGGCCACGGCCAGAACGCCCGCCATCCCTAGCGTGACGTTGTCCGCAATATGCCCATGATTCGCCTCGGCAAGCTGCAAGACGGCCCGCAAAGTGAGTGCAACGTTGTCTGCCGCATGCGCATGAGCAGATTCCGCTACCGTCAACGTGGTTGCGCCAGCGGTGCCGAGGACCACGTTGTCCGCAACATGGCCGTGCAAGGCTTCGGCGACCGCGAGAACGGAAAGAGTCGTAAAGACAACAGCATCCGCTGCATGCAAGTGACGCGCTTCGCTTGGCACAAGGGCAATCGACGTTGTAAGGCTTGGCGAGTCCGCAGCGTGGTTGCTTTTGGCTTCTGCGATGGCAAGAAGAAGCCCGATATTCAGCGCCACGTTGTCTGCGGCGTGAGCGTGCAATGCCTCGGCAATAACCAGAAAGCTTTGCTTCGTCAGCGCAACGTTGTCGCCAAAATGGGCATGCAGGGCTTCGGCAATGGCCAGAAGGCTGCCTGTTGTCGTGGCGACGTTGTCGCTGGCCACCGAATGCAATGTCTGGGCAATGGCCAACAGAACCCCGGTGTTCAATACGACGTTGTCGGCAGCGTGGGTGTGCCCTGCCTCCGCGATTGCAAGACCTACCGTAGTTGTCGCGCTCAAAACAACGTTGTCCGCCGTGTGAGCGTGCCCTGTCTCTGCGATTGCAAGCGCGTGCAGCGAGGTCAGGGCGATATTGTCCGCTGCATGAGCATGCGTCGCCTCGGCG